TAATTGGCATCTGGAATGTTGCGAAATAAACACCATCTGAAGTCATAGAGCCAGTTGATACTGTCGCGCCAAAAAGCGGAGGAGACCATGCCTCCTCCGCCATTAAAATTGACCTTATTAACCGGCAGTTTCAGTCATGTCATATTTGACAAGCTTCATCATTTTGCCATCAGTAGGACGTAGAACACGGAGGTTCATGTTGAATACTGACGGGTCGCCATCCGCCTCAAGCGTAATTGTGTTTTCAGACTGCACCTTAGCCTTCGGAATAATGAACTGGAAAAATTCATCAACACCATTTGATTCTTTACGAGAATAGGTGTCACCAGTTATATAATATGTGCCTGGGAAAGTGTTCGCAGAAATCTCAATCACAGAACTATTTTTAATTGGCATCTGGAATGTTGCGAAATAAACACCATCTGAAGTCATAGAGCCAGTTGATACTGTCGCGCCAGTTGCGTCATAGTAACTTACGCCAGTTGTTGGAACTGCATATACCTTACCTTGAGGTCCTTCGAACTTGGTAGGAACCTTTGAGCCGGTAAACTGAATTGTCTTTGTGATGTGTGATAATGTACTAACAGTACCATTACCAAACATAATCGCCATAGATTTAGCTGAGAACAGAGCATCTTCAAGAGTAACTGTAATTTCCTTACCATAATCCCAGACGATTAATGGAGGGTTACCTTTGCCACCACGGGCCTCAGCTTCTTCAGCCGTCTGTTCAATTGTAGATACCTTCAATGTATCTAAATAAAGAACTGGTGCGCCAGGTCCGCCATCGTCTGCTATTTCATAAAACATTACGTCGGCAACTTCTTTAATGCCATATTTTTCAAGAATATTAGCCATTTATATAGCCTCCTATTTAATCTTCAATATTTCTAATCCAATATTTTGGTTTAACTTTTTTTGCTGTCCGCGCCAGCTAATAGACTCTTAACGTCCGTTTCGTACTTATCCTTCTCTTGATAAAAACGAATTAAAACTGGAATAGAAGCATAACTTATCTCTCCAATATTAAGTGGATTTAGCCCAAAACCCATACAACAAATTGCAGCTAATGTTGTACTTAATTTTAATCCTAATCCTTGTTTTGCTTTAATTTTATCACGGTATCTTGCCTTTGCTTTGATTCGTTTTACACGTGGGTCTTCATTTGGATTTGGCGGCTCTATGGGTTTATCACCGAGAGCTTCGCGGATTAGATTTTGGAAATCAAAGAAATTGTCTTCTTTAATTAATTTGAGTTCTTCAACACTTTTTAGTGTTTTAACTATTTCACTTAAATCTCCAATAACGATTGACTTCTGTTCGTAGAGAAAACTGACCTTATCATGGATAAAGAATGTAATTGCTTCTTTTAAGATGGATTCAGTTTTCTTGTCTTTATAAGACGCACTAAGTAGATATTCAAGTGGTGTTGGAACTCTTCCCTCAATATTTTTTTCTATATATAAATCCTCAATTTCTTCTTGAGATATTGTGAGTAATTTCCTATATAATGGGAAATTTGGGTTATCAATAATTTCATTAACAGATGGAGGATAAATCTTGCAAATATCACCAAATCTCTGTGGGCGCTTCAGAAAGAAACCTTCATTAATCATAGGTAATAATTGAGAAAGACATCTCGTAACAAGACATCTCTTCTGTTAAAAAGTTTAAACTAAAATCGCCGCCAGAGATTCTTCCCAATCCATCTATTGTTTTCCCCTTTAGGTCTTTTAAAATTCTTCCCATAATACAGAAAGGACGCAAGTTAGCATCTTTTATAAACCATTGAGTTAACGGAACAAATATTTCAAAACTAATATTAATATTTCTAAACTCATCATTTTCATCATTAGCGTTACCATCAACCACCCGCATTGCAATAATACTTTTAGCTGTTTCGGCAGGTGTAATTCTTGGGACAACTTTGATAAGAGTTTCAAAAACTTCGTTTTTAATTTGTTCTGTTGTTAAATCTTTTTGTGAAAGTGGGTCTTTATCTGTATAATATAGAAGTTTTAATAATTTCTGGTCAGCCTGTAAACGAGTAATAATCTTTTGTAGATTTGGACCAAGTTCAGCTAAATCTCTAACCATCTCATTGTCCTCCTTCTAACCAGAAGAATTGTTCGGTAGAATTACCACTTTGCTTCTTCGGCGCAGGAGTTAAGTCATACTCATAAATCGGGTCGACAGTCACATATTCAACACCTAATGAAGATTGTATGTCATAACCAGTTACTCTATAATATTCTTGCAAAGGTTTTTCGCCAATAATAAAGTAGTCATCTTTCTTAATATTAGGATTTAACGGGAGAATAAAGAAACTACCTTTAAGGTTTTCAGTATAAATAGTGTTCGTACGGCTTCTTGAGCGAATTTCATTTTTTAACATATTATCTTCTTGCCCATACATATAGGCCCATGAATTATACGTAGTTCCATCTTTTTTTATCCCAGTTAAATAATGTGTCATCTTTAACATTATATATCGGTTGTAACCACTAGCCTTTATCTGTTCTAAGTAATAGACCATCCAAGGTTTTTCAACCTTGTCTTTATCTGGTATCATCAAAATAGTACCATTTGGAATATTAACATCAGTTTTTGTTAAAAGATAGTGGAGAGTTTGGGTTTCATCCTGCTTGTACTTTTCAAAACTACCAGCAGTTAAAATATTGTTAAAGTAAAAATCTACGCGATAAATAGATTTTACCAGATACAAATCAAAAGCTTTCTCTCTTTCCCCTTGAATACGTGATTGGTAATCAGTACCATATCTATTTACTCTCTTTTTGAAAATATCAAAATAACTCATTGTCTTTTCCCAATAAATTCATACAATCAAAAATTGTACTTCTAAAATATTCATATCTTAGATAACGAAGGGAAGAGATTTTGTTTACTAATGAAAGATAATTGATAGTCCTTTTTGATTCTTCCACTCCCATTAATTCAATTAATATGGCATCAAGGAATTTCTCCCATTCTCTGCCCTTTTCAAACTCACAGAGAAGACCAAAAAGTTTGTTCTTTATTTTATTATTATATCCTTCATTGAAATCATTCATTCTTGACCACCTGCCAATGCACTATAGTTATAGGGTTTGTGGTTAACTGAACGATAATAGAGAGATTCGAGTGTTTTAGCATTTTTTCTTTCTTCAATTAATAATTGATTTAATTTATCAATTAAATTTGCCTCAGAAAAATCTCGTTCTTCGTACATAGGTTTAACGTGTTCCCAAGTAAGAATCGCTCTATTTAACCAACCCACTTTCATATAGCTAGCAAGGATTTCAATTTCTTCGCTACCTAATGTATTTATAAAACCAGTATCGTTGCGTTCGAGAGAGACGCGGGGAAATTTAAAGAAGGGTATCGCGCCTTCTAGAAGTTTTCGCAAATCTTGAGTCATTTCTTCTTCTGTCCAATTTACCCATTCATCATCCAAAATCTTTGATAAAAAGGCATCATAAACATCTTGATAAGGAGTCATAATTAACCCTCCTTATCTAGTTTATTTAATTTAATAGCAGCAATAATATCTTTACCAATTAATTTTTTAATTTCATCGCATTTTTTTAGGTCTCCAACTAATTCGTGCTCAATAGCATAATCAGCAAGATTCTGAAGTTCTTCATAACTTAACTTTTTAATATTGGCAATAAATTCGTTAATTGGCATTACTGTCATATAACGATGTCTTTGTTTATCATCTAAAATGATAATATTAACAGGCTCTTTAGCATCTTCGGGTTCAAGACCGACTGATTTCTTTACTTCTAAGTCTTCGATATATAACATACCAGATTCAAACATATATCGCGTACCGGCATCATACATCATCTGTTCAAAAGTTTCTTTATCAACAGTGACTTTAGAGCCTTTTGCCGGCCACTTGCGCGAAAATCTAATTTCCGGTAAATTAATACCTACGCGGCTATTTGTATTACTAATAATAACAATTTTGTCCATTTTAATTTCTCCTTTTAACTCCTTAATTATAAAATACGAGGGAGGGAGTTCCCTCCCTCGTACTAATTACTTAATACTATAGAGATTAAAACCCATAGGGATTTTCATATGTTTGAGTAATACCAGTGTTCTGGTAAATAGCCCAGTTGTGATGAGTTAGGATGGCACAACCCATTTTCTTATAGGCAAAGACTTCCATAGAATTATCACGGTTCTTGAAATCGTTAATCTGAGTATCACCTTCAAGAACAACCTTGACAACCTTTTCTCCGCCAGTTGGTAGAATATAGGCCATCTGAGGGTCAATCCAGGTCTTTTCGTTGTTTTCATCAATGAAAGACTGAGGAATTTGAACGATAGGAGTACCACGGAATAGATTAATGAATCCAGTGTTGTGAATAGCATCTAAGTCCTGTGGATGATAAATACCCTGAGCTTGACCAGCGATTGCAGGAACAAGAGCATCGGGACCCATAGCAGCAACGAACTCCGGTGGAGCAAAGATTACAACGCCGTCGCCATAAGAACGAACAACGTTAATTA